TAAAATATAACCTTCTAAATCTGATTCACTGTTTTCATCCCAATTAACCCAAATACTTCTAAAAGAACCTGTAGCAACTAATCCAGTTGGTTGAATGCATTGAGGATTTTTGACAAATAATTGAGCCGGATTTATAGATTGTCTATTAAATATATCTCTGGCATAAACTTTAATTATAAATTCTCTTGTAGCAATATTATTGTCATCAGTATTCTTTTCATAGGTATAAATAAATTCATTTGTTAAGACATATTCCATTCGCACTAAAATTCCATTTGTCCATATTTCAATTAGATAATCTTTGAAAAAGTTTTCTAACATTCCCTGTCCAGCACCCAAATCCTCTGACGAAGGTTGATATGCAGTGGAATATGAAATTTCATTCCAAACAAAATGTGCATTTTTTGTTTTAAATTCATTATCATTTCCTTGTCCTTTCAATTCTAAACCCTTTACATCAGGAGGTAGTTGTGTATTCACAACTAAGATAGAACAAATTGGAGAAGTTGCAAAATCAGTTTTTACACTCCATTTTGAAACGGATACAACTTTAATATAATATAATTGCCCAGGAACTAAATTCATAATTTTATACAAGACAATAGTCGTGATTCCATGCATTAACCACGTTTCACCTTCATCTGTGCTTAGATATATTTCCGCGTGATTCCATATTCCATATCCTTGTAAAATTGGATTTCCATCGTCGTCAAAATCTGTAATTTCTGGTTTTGTAAAACTAACGTAAATCGTTGAATCATAAGTTCCTGAATTGTATGCGTAGAGATTTTCTACATTTTTTGGGGGTAAAAGAGGGTCAATAAGATTAGTGTATTTAATTTCTGGTAGTGAAACTCCTGACATATCATATAAAGCAGCATAATATTCAGTTGCTGTAATAGATATTTCAAAATTTGATTTCTGATTAATTTGCACTATTCTAAATGGTTTACATTCAAGATTTTGTTTTCCAATTGTGTATTTGTCATAGTATTGAGGACATTGTGTAAAATTTCCTTCGACCGTAATTGATTCACCACTTTCATAAATTCCCGATGGACTTATGATTTTTTTTGATTCACCATTATCATCATTATAACGTATTTTAATGTAATATATTTCTCCTGGTTGCAATACCACACTATTATTTAAAGTAATTATTCCATTTTCATTTTGAACACTTGTTCCAGATAAAATTATTCCGCTTGAAATTCCATAGGCTGTAATATCGTGTGCAAAATTAATTACGTCTCCTGCAGAGCAAGTTACTGCATCAATACCTGCTTCCCAAGAAATAGCACGTTTTAATTGAGAAAGTTTCAATAAAAATGTTCCTATGCGTATTGCGTGGGATTTTTTCGTTATACCAGGAAAATGAAAAGTTCTTTTTTGAATTGGTTTTTCAATGGTATAAGCTTCATCGTTCACTACTGTAGCAACGTTTCTTGTATTATCGTAATCTTGGTCATAAAATTGAACTTCAATAATATTATATTCATCTTTAATTGATAAAAATTGTTCTTTGAAACTATCTTCTTTTATGTTTCCCATTGTAAATAATTGAGTTGGAATCGCTTCTCTCTCGATTACAAGTTTGACTTTACCTTCACTCCAAAATGGAAGACATCTAAAAGTTGAACAAATATGTGTAATGACATCTAAGGCCTTATAATTTGCATCAATAACATAATTTAATTCAAATCTTTTATCTTCTAATTCCCCAGTGTCTGCAACGTCTTCATCACAATATTCGGCTTCAAGTTGTAAATTAATTAATTCATCTTCTGTATACAAAGGAATGCGACTGCCTAATCCTATTCTTTTGTTTTCAAGAATTTCTCTTAAACACCAGATACTATTTGATGAAAAAACGCGTTCATCACTACTCCCATTAAATATGTTAACTTCTAATCCTTCACACAAAATAGAAAAATTTGGAATTGAACCAGAAATTTGGTCTGTTCCTAATATTCGAAATGCTATCAAGGCAGTAAAAGGATAAGTTAGAGTTCGGTATCGAATTTCATCTATTGCCATTAAATACATTTTAGTTATTTTTGTCGTAGACATTACACCAGTAAGTTTGATTACTTCAAAATCATACCAATTCGGTTCCAAATTTTCTATTTTATGACAACGAAATGTTGCACTCATTGTGCAATCGGTTATGGAATATCTACCCAAATCAATCCATCCAGCTTGTCCGTGAATTTTGTGTCTTATTCGATAGGTCACTGTTATAGATTTTTTCTTTCCTTCTTTACTTAATTTGAATAAACCATTTGGGAAAGAAAAATGAAAAATTACTGATTCAACGTTTGTTTTCTCAGTTGTGATTATTCTCGGTATATTTAGGTCTAAAAGATAATCTTGACCAAAATTAATGTAATTGTGAATACTTTGAAAACCGGGAATAGATTCTTGTTCTTCTTGACCAAGTCTTACATATATTTGAACGTTTTTAAAATTAGTAATTGGTTGTTTGTCAATTTTAATTTTGTCTCCCACAATCGCAGTTGATAAATTATTTTTTTGTATTTTTACATTTGCAAAAGCAATTTCAACTGTATCGTCACCAACCCCATCAATAGAATAATTAACCCATCGAATATAATTAATATCCCCCCATTCTATTGGTATATCACTTTCAATGAAATCATTCAAAGGAATTAAAAAAGTTTTCCATTCAGTTGAAATTCCGATTTTAGTCAAATCTTCATAACGAATACTTTCCTTAATATCAGATTCTGAAAAAATAATTTCATTAAAAGGAAAAGTAACTATGAATCCTGGATTATTTATTGAAGTTAATTCAAGAACTCCATTTGCAGTTAATTTTTCTGGGTCTGAACATCTCAAATCAATAATTAAATAACCAGTTGTTTTATCAACACCAGAACAATTGACACCATCAAATTTCACAAAAGGAAATTTAATTCCTCCAGTTTTTCCAATAATATTTTCTTTGATATAAATTTCAGTTGGATTTTCCAAGTCATTAAGATTCTCTTCAATACCACCAATACTATGAAACTTTCCCTCTCCCAAAGCCAAAAGCACATTTAAATATTGTTTTCTATTGTCTTCTTCAACGTAATAATCGATAATATTTCCAGCAAGTCTATGTTTACCCAATAAAATAGGTTTTGGAATGTCAGATTCTGAAGTAGTTTGTGCGGATTCCCAGCCATAAATAGGAGAATCTGAAGCTTCACCTCCTGAGTATGCTGGGACTTTAGCCATCATTGCACGATAGATTGAGTAACCAAGAGTTAACCAAGTTAATGCAAATAAAGTATATCCTATTACAGTTGCAAGAGTTCCTGCTCCAATAATTGCTGCCACAATAGCAACAAAAGTTGCTGCATCTTTTATATCTGGTAAAATAACTATCTCATCTTTATTAGTAATCCATTTTTTTGAGTAATCTTTTGGATTGATGAGACCACAAGAACTAATTGAGATTTTATATCCTTTATGATATTTTTTATCAATGACTTGTAAAAGAGGAGTTGGATTTATTAAAGGAACATCTATTTCTTGTCTTTTTTTCCTATTAAAAATATTTTCAATTATTATTATTTTCATTTTTTATACCTATAAAAACTATCAATTCTCCTAACCCACGGTTGGTCAATTAATTTTGAGATAATTACGCCATTTTTATCAACGTGAATAAATTTTATTTTGTCTAACATTATTCCACAATGATTTAAAAGATTTCTATTTCCACGGATTAAAACTATATCCCATTCTTGAATGTCTTTTTTTTCTACAATTTGAAATTGTTTATAATAGTTTTTAAGAATAAGATTATAATTTATATCACCAAATTGTTCCGTGGTTTCATAATTATAATCTTCAATATTAATTCCTATTTCTTTGAATATACAAATGAGTAATCCATAACAATCAAGTCCATTAAAATTACGACCGTGTTCTTTAAATGGGATTCCTATATATTTTTTAATAATTGTTTCAAAATTCATTATAGCATTCTTTCCAAAGGTATTCCAGGAAAACCTCCAAATCTTTTTAAATTATAATGTTGCTCACATTCATCCATTGTTTTATTACAAGTTACTAATCCAGTTGGTTCAATAAAACCAATAGGAGATTTAAAAATATTTTCATCAATTAACCAACAACCATATCCTTTATATGGAAATTGACATCTATCTCTTGAATAAGTAAATTTCGGAAGTTGTGTTTCCAAAACATCTAACCCAGAAGTTAAACTAAACGTTACGTCTTGATTATTAATTATACAACTGTCTATATAAAAAATATATTCAAGATATGCATTGTAATTTGGTTCCTCACTATCAGCCAGATGTTTTCTAAATACTTGCCTACTTGTCACCTTGCAACCACGTAAACCATTATAATTTTCTACAAAAGCTATAATTTCTGATGATGCGTTTCCCCAAGATATATTAACTGTATCGATTTGTCCTTTTGTATTTTCGGTGATATTATCGTGTTGAATTGGAATTGCAGTATATATTTGGGGGGTATTAACATCTTTGTAATAATTAATATTTTCATCAGATTCTGCAACAAATAAATCATTATTTATATTATCATCAATAGCAACCCTATATAACCAAATTGGTTCATTTTGGTCTTTATTTTTTTCTTTAACAAAACTTAAATCAGTATCTTTTGGCATACCAATTCTCCATTATGCTATTCTTAAAATAAATAAATTAAAAGAACTTACCCAATAACCTTTCTGAATAGTAAGTTGTAAATCACTATCAAACCGAACAATATAAATTATTTTATTACTTGGATTAGTATAATAAAATTCACTGTATTTTCCATAATGTTCATCATAAAAATTTTCAAGATAATCTTTTTCAATGTCAATCATAGGACAAGTTTGAATCTTTAGTCCGATATTTTTCTTTTTTGAACGTAATCTACGTTGTTCTGTTGTATCTTCATATTTAGAGATTTGAACTACATAACTATTTATTATTTCACACGATTCTCTTTTTATTATTAGGGTTTCCACTAACGTCTCCTTATAACTTGCCTTATAGTTCCACTTTTGCTTGCATCAGCTGCTATAATGTTTATGACTGTTTCACGGGGTTCTGTATGGGTTAATCCTCTTGCTATTGATTCTGGCGTAATAGCGTTTATTATTTTTAAATCAATAACAAATTCTTTTTCATCAAAATTGACTTTTCCAGTTGGAATAACTTTTTCACCTTGATGAAGTTGATATAAACCAGTTGCAGGAACATAATTTAATCCAGTTTGAGCACTTGCAAATATATCCCCAGGCCCGGCTGGACTTCCTCCACCTCCTAAACTTGGAAAGGCTAATCCCATTGCTTTTAACATCGTTTGGACAATTAAAGCTCTAATGAGTTGAGCAATAATGTCTGCAATTACATCGAGAACGATGTTACCAAAAATTCTCCACATATCTGCACCCTTTTTTAATTCACCTCGCATAATACCACTAACCAATTGATGCAAACCTTGTCCTATGCCATCCCACGTAGATTTTGCTAAATCACCCATTAAATTAAAATTTCTATCCCAATCATTATACATATCTTGTAAAGATTCTTGGAAATCAGGTTTATAACCTTGCATTTCATATAATTGTCTTAACTTATTGTTGATTTCATCAAGAGCAATAGAATCGTTTAATTCAATTGCTTTTTGTTTTAGTTTTTCAAATAAATCAATTTGAAATTGAAGGGCTTGCGAACTCATAATTCCCCATTTGACAAATAAATCCATTGATTCAAGAAGTTGAGTATTAAGGTCATCAATTTTCATTTGAATTTGTGCAAGAGCAAATGTATCGCCTAACTCAATTGCTTTTTGTTTTAATTGCTCATAAGCATTAATTTGTTCCTTAATAACAGTGGTCAAAGTAATTCCCATTTTTGTAAATTCATCTTCTTTTTGATTTAATTTATCGAGTTGTTCTTGTAAATCTTTCACGACATTTGCATCATCTTTATAAACAGTCATAAGATATTTCAATTTACTTACTTCAATATTTCTTTGTGCAGTAGTTTGCACGCCTAAGTCATTTAGAAGTTTTAATTCAGTTTCCAAATCTTCTGCAGGAGTCATCATATCAGTCCATTGTTTTTCTAAGTCCTCATAAGCCTTGGTTAAGGCTATATAATCATAAGTTCCTGCTTTTCCTTCTGCTCGCATTTGGGATAGAATTTGAGAAATATTTGTCATTGCTTCGAGAATTTCAACTTCTAATGTGTCTATATATTTCTTAAGAACATTTTCTTGTTCTTTAATCCACGGAGTTATTTCCTCGGTAGTTTGTTTAGATAAGATTAAAAGATTAGTAAAAAAACTTTCAGTAACTTTCATTGCTTCTTCGACAATATGAATATTTTCTTGGATTTTTGCTTTCAATTTTTCTCTACCACCGAAGAAAGCATCAAAAAAAGTTATACCATATTTTTTATAAATACCTCTAAATGCTTCATCAGAAGCACCTTTCATTGCTGCAAGTAAATCACGTTCCAATTCACTTCGTCTTTTAAGTAAATCTTCATATTCTTTATATGCTCGACTGGCTTTAGTAGAAACAGAAATTAAACTTAACCAATTTTCCTGTGCATTTTTAGTTTTTATATTCATAACATCTATTGTTTCATTGAGTTTTTTAATTTGTTCTTGAAGACGTTTTGTTTCATTTGCTGCAGCGACATAATCGCCAACCAATAAAGCAATAGCAGCTGTTATAATACCAACTTTTAGACCAAGAGCCATTAATCCTATGGTTGTAGTTCCAAAAACTTTTGTTAATAAAACAAACGTAGTTGAAACAGCAGCTATAACCAAATTTAAAGAAGCAAATACAGTTAAACTAACAATTATAGTATCAGTTAATCTCTGATGAGAGATAATTGCTTGGTCTACTTTATCTATAAAAGAAGATAATCTTTCTGAAATAGCAACTAAACTTCGAGTAAACACATTTCCAATGGTATAAGTTAAATTTATGAAATGAATATTAGTATCTTTTAATTTTTCAGATAATGCCGCCAATTGTTTTTGAACTACTTCATCAACAACTCCTTGAGAATTTTTCAAAACTTCAGAAAATTTTCTTATTGATTCTGTCCCTCTATTAAAAATAGATATTTGTCCTGATAGTGCTCGTTCACCAAACATTATTCGAAAAACCATATTTCTTTCTTCTTCTGTAACGTTTTTCATCATATTAGCGAGTTCTTCTATTATCTGAACAAAAGGTTTCATTGTTCCGGTTGATGTGTAAATAGAAATATTATATTCATCTAAGAGTTTTCGTAGTTCTGAAATTGGAGCCATAAGATGAAGCAAAGCGTGTCTAAGAGAGGTTCCAGCCATACTTCCTTTGATACCAACATTAGCTAAGACACCTAAAACTGCAGCAGTATCTTCGAGAGAGTTGTTTGTATTTTTAGCAATACCTGCAACATAGGCCATTGCTTCTCCCAACTGAGCAAATGTAGTGTTAGTCGCAATTACAGTTTTGGTTAGAACGTCTGCAACTCGTTGTGATTCTGAAAACTCAAAATTAAAACCACGCATAATGTCAGTAAAAGCTTCTGTAGTGAAACCGATGTCAGATACCATTGCTTTTGACATTTTTAAAACAGGCTCAAAAGATTTGAGTTGTTCTGCAGCAGTTAAACCCGTGGAACCCAAATAATAATATGCTTTTGCAGCTTCATCAGCTCCTATCACTAATTCTTTTGCAATTCTCTTTGCTAATTTACCCATTGCATCAAATTCACTCATTGTTGTTTGAGTAATAGCAGTTGAAACTCGCAATGATTTGTCAAATTTAGCAAAATTATAAATAGTTGCTCCTATTGCTGCATTAATAGCAATTCCAGTAACTGCAAATACTTCTGCCATTCTTTTGACTTGCTCACCAGTTTTTTTAATTTCACTTTGAAAACCAGCCAAATCATTTTCAGCTTTATTAATTGACCCTGTCCATTTACTTGTATCTAATTCAAGTTGACCTTTTGCTGCACCTGCATCAAATGGCATTCTAATTTACCTCATATCATAATTAGATTTTATCTTGACCTTTTTCTAATGTACTCCAAGTTTTATCAATCATTTTTTCACGGTCTTTAGTTAGTTTATCTAATTCAAAATTTAATGTTACTACTCTTTCTTGATACGTTTTATCATCAGTTTGTGCAATTCTCATATTTTCAATATCTACCAAACGTTTTTCTAAAACTGCAATTCTCGCAAAATAAAACCATAGATTAATGTCTCTAACGTCTAAATTAATTAAATCAATATACGTAAATAAACCCGGGAACGTAGAGGCAATAAATTTGAAAATACTGCCTCTACTTATGAGTTTTTTGGTGGTGTGCCACCAAGTTTAGTTAGAATTTTTTCTGTTAGAAATTGGAACAAAGGAATGAATTCAAATATATTCATTTTCATAATAAAATTATCAGGACAATTGATTAATTTGATGGCAATTTTTCTCATCGCTAACGTTGATTTCGTTGATAATTTTTCTGGGTCAACTTTTACTTCTTTGTCTCCCGGTTTCCTGATAAGACCTGTCTCCAAAGATATTTCTCTAAATTCATCAAATTGTTCATCAGATATTTTGTCAATAATAAATTCAACGTCTTTATCGTTGTCATCTATTAAAGTTACTTTTACCGGTTTGTAAAGAGACTTATGGTCTCTCGCTTTATACTCATCCATAGATTCACCTCATTTTAATTTTTGTTACTTCTGAAAATTAAACCTAAGTAATATTCCCAATTTTATACAGATAACCACGTCTCATAATAATACCATTTTGAACTTCTCTTACTGCTTGAACAGGAAATCCCTTAAACGTGCATTGAAAAACTCTCTGGTCTGCAACGTTAAATTTCAGTTCAACGTCAAATTTTGGTGAAGCTTTGTAAATAGTTAACCAGTGTTTTGGATTAGTGCTTGGAATTCCACCAACAATTCGTTTGAGTATCAATGGACGTGCTCTATCATACATTGACATTCCCAATGGATTTTTGACGACAATTTGGTCACCTGTAGTCTCTGTTCCACTTGCTCCAGGAATTAAACCTGCAATTCTTGATATCCCAATTCTTGTTAATGGAATTGAAAATTCAACTGATTTTCCTGTGTATAATTCATCAACAGGTTCTGTTCCTTGTTCATCTTCCACAATCGGTATTGTAGAATCAGCAGATTTAAAAGTTGCATCACCGTGAACTGCACCTTCGTCATCACAATTCAGGACTTGGTCTCCCCAAATGGCCTGAACTGGACCCGCATCTCCAAGTTGGAATTGCATTCCCATAATAATATACCTCCTTAATTAATATTGTTGATATTTTGTAACTAAATTAACACTAAATTCATTGTTACCCTTTTCATCGGTTCCCAAAGGTTGTGGTTCTGTAAGCGCATCACAAGTATCGATACTATACAAATAATTTGAATCAATCACTGGTAAGTCTTGACCAACGAGACCGTGTAACAATGAATAAACGGGCCAAATCAATTCTTTGGCATCAAGATAAGTTTGTGCTCGTGCCAAAATTTCAATTGTAGTTTCTCTGACTTTTGTATCCCAAAAATCAGGTTTTCCTCCAGATTCTAATAATACTATACATTTAACTGGAGCTTCTATAAGTCGTTCACCAACAAATAAATCAACTCCAATTATCAATGTAGTGTTATTTTGAATCCAAGTTGCTAATTCTTTTATCATTTTTTTAAGTCCACTTTTGTTTTAATTATTTGAGCGACTAATATAAAATATTCTTGAGCATTTCTCTCTAATTTTGCTTGAATATATTTATTGCCAGAACCTGGTTCTATAAATTTTGCAGGAACTTCGTGATGTCTTCTTGCATAAGGAGTATTGAATCCAACTACTGTTATAATTGTATTTTCTTTTAATTTTGCGTGGTCATCTGGACTTGGATTACCTTTTCCAAATTTCTTTGGAGAAATTCCCACTAATTTATTTTGCATAAAAACTGACCCACTACCCCTTAAAGTTCCTTCTTTAAGAGGAACAGTAGGAATTTGAATTATACAATCATTAAGTAATTGCATACCAGCTTTTGCCATTCCTTCTTTTGCTGCAGATAATGAAATTTCAGAATATCCTTTTATGCCTTTAAGTAATGGTCTCATATCAATTTTAAATTGGTTGTTCATTGAATCCATATCCTTCTAAAATATTCATCCATATCTTGTTTAGTTTCAATTGAAATAATTTCATTTTCTATCTCATTGATGATTATTTTATTTCCAAATTTAATATCTTCTTCTTTTCTTACCATTATAACAGCAGATGAAACAACTTCCTCTCCTTTATGATTTCGAATTAATCTATTTTTATAATCAATTCTTGCGCGAATTACTGTAGGGACAGATGAAATTATTTCACCAAAACTATTTTTCGTTTCTCTCAAAATAGTAATTTCATCAATCAAATATTCTTGCATTTTTTAGTTACCTTACTTATAAGTTTTTAATATTTTATTATATTCATAGATATTTCCCACAGAAATTTTAGTATCTTTGCTGAAAAGAGATAAAATATCATATTGACCACGAGACTTTAATATTTCTGCTACCACAGGAATTAAATTACATTTACAATTAGGATGATATGGAGGTTCTTCATCTAATTGTGGAAAATCAGGATTGTTTCCCGAGATTGAATAAACTTTACCCTGTCGAAAAGAACAATCAGGACAAGCGCCCGAATGAACGTCTATTTGCACCAAATCATTATTATACTGAAGACAAACGTTAATTTGGCCTTGTGTAACTGCCTCACGAGTTCTTGTTCTCGCGACAAGTTCAGCGTAATATTTAGGTTCAAAATGTCTTCCATTGATAGTGATAAATTGCTCATTGCCAATTTGTTTTCTAAATTCTTTTAATAATCTATTTGAGGTTGTTAATCGTGCTTCACCACTAATTAAACCTTCAGCAATCTGTTGATTAATTAAACTATCTTGAATAAGTTTTTGTTGTGTAACTCGAATAAATCTATTTGAGATTTGTTTAATACCTTCATTAGCTGTAATCAAATCTAACGACATTTGATTTATTACTATTTCTACGGCACTTTTATGAATTTGAGCACCAAAATTTATATTATCAGTAATATTTTGACTAATTAATAAATTTCCTGTGAAATTTATGCCTCTATTATAAGCCAAAGGGACTATAGATTTGGACAAGTCTCGAGCTTGTTTGTTTAAAAATAAAATTTCAGCATCAATCTGATTGAGAAGCATTTTTGCTCTGAATCCTTCAAAATTACTTATATCAATGTTAAGTAACTTCGATTGTAGGGATTTTTGAGCACGAGTATAAGCTAAAATTAATTGCCTGATTTTTTCTTCTATATATCT